ATGATGGAAATATTGATAACTGCCGTAATTGGTGTCGCAATTTGGTTGGTTTTAGGTCGCGCTAAATGGCAAGACCCCAAAACCACGCGAGCGGACACGCAAACCTTAAAGGCCTATGAAGCGCGGGAGAGTTTATTTGTCAACGCGCCAGAGCAAGCCTTGTTTACAGCATTGCTCCGACATAAACGGGCTGGGTTTCACATCATGGCCAAAGTCCGCCTAGAAGATATTTTATCCGTTAACCGCGATATCAAAGACGCCCGTTTGCGCTGGCAATACAGAGGCAGAATAAAATCCCGCCACGTGGATTTCGCTATATGCGACGGGCGTGGACGTATTGTATGGGCCATCGAGCTGGACGGACGCTCTCATCTGGGCCAAGAGGCAATAATGGTTGACGAATTCAAAAACATGATTTTCAAACATGCTGGCATAATCTTGTTACGCACAAAAACCGGGTCAGACTTTAACTTTTTCGCACAGACACTATGGAAAGAGCACAAACCCTAGGCCGTAATTGGCATTTAGGCTTTTGTACAGTCTTGATAATTCAGTCTTGATAATTAAGGGGTTTTTAACCATAAGTACTCATGCTACCCTCATAGTATTGCATATGCAGAGAATGAAAGTGGCAATCGTGAACAAATTTAAATTAAAGCGCGAACACAAGAAAGCGACCGAAGAATTGGCAAACCTAAACCGTGAAATGGCCTTGCGCATGATCGCATTGGCAAACGAAACTGGTGAAATAATGCCGTTGATCGAAGCGGTGGAAGCCATGCGCACAGCTGAAGAACTTTATTCCCCTGACACGGCTCAGATCGAAGATGCCCGTGTCCAAAAGAAACTTGGCGATGTGCTACTGAACATTGGCAAAAATGAAGAGGATATGTCTGCAATAGAAGCGGCGATTTCTGCTTACCGGGGCGCGATTACCATAGCGTCCATGCTTGGCGCTCAAAAACTGCGCACAGAAACCCGCAAAAGTCATGCTTTAGCCATGAATTACGCAGGAAAAGGCCAGCACCACCAAAGTGTTTCCTTGATGGGCGCGGCATAAAGCCCCAATAAATCAACTATATACCAATACAACTCTGAAATATTTCCATGATCCCGCAAGTTGGGGTAGATTTCATCTATGGTCAGAAATTGCGACTTAAACCTAGCCGCTCTTTCGAACCGGATAAACCCAACTCATGGAAATCTTATGAAAACCTGGCTACGGGCAGCATTTGCCTCTACCCCTCAAACCAAATCACACGGCAGTGGGCAAAACCCTTTGGTGGCTTTGCAACTGGCAAATGTCCCCCGCTGGACGCCCCACAACTATAACGCTCTGGCCCGAGAAGGTTATCAGGGCAATGCAGTGGCATACCGTTGTATTCGCCTGATAGCAGAGACGGCGGCGTCCGTACCGTTTTGTGTACGCCGCGAGAATGGATGTATCGGGTCTGACCCGGTCGCGCGTTTGTTACGTGCGCCCAACCCCAAAATGTCCCGCCCCGAGTTTTTTGAAAGCGTTTACGGTTATCTACAACTGAGCGGGAACAGTTTCATTGAAACCGTATTGGTTGATGACATGCCTGTCGCATTGTTCACCCTGCGTCCTGACAGGATGAGAGCGGTGACGGACAATACCGGGTGGCCGGCGGCTTGGGATTACGAAGTTGCTGGCAAAAGACGCCGCTTTGCGCCTGCGCCAAATTCCGGCCTCTTGGCGGTTCATCATATGCGCCTGTTCCATCCCTGCGATGACATTTACGGCTTCTCCCCGCTTGAAGCTGCTGCCAAAGCGGTCGATGTACACAATTCGGGCAGTGTCTGGACAAAGGCACTACTTGACAATTCCGCCAGACCAAGCGGGGCTTTGGTCTATAAAGGCAGTCCCGGTGCGGAAAACTTAAGCGATGAGCAATTCGACCGTTTGAAATCCGAGCTGGAGAATAAACATTCCGGTGCCAGCGCTGCCGGGCGACCTTTATTGCTTGAAGGCGGTCTTGATTGGAAAACCATGAGCATGAGTCCGACAGATATGGACTTTATCAATGCCAAGCGCGAAGCAGCCCGCGAAATCGCCCTGGCATTCGGTGTGCCGCCCATGTTGCTCGGCATTCCCGGCGACAATACATACGCCAATTACAAAGAAGCCAATCTGGCATTTTGGCGACAAACCATCCTGCCACTGGTGCGCAAAACCGCTGATAGCCTCGGCGTCTGGTTGGCCGACTGGTTCGGCGATGATTTGCGTATCATGCCTGACGAAAACGATATTCCGGCACTGACTATGGAGCGTTGTGCGTTCTTGACAACCCTGAACGGCATTGACTTTATGCGTGAAGACGAAAAACGCAAACACGCCGGATTACCACCATCACAGGGGTCTGCAATATGAGCGGGCTAAAGCTTGAACGCACCGTCAGCATCGGCATTATCGTCACCTTAGCTATCCAGAGCGCCGGAGCGTTGATGTGGGGCGGGGCGGCAGAAGCACGGTTACAAACTTTAGAAAAAACCACATCCGCCAGCCCACTCGTAGTTGAACGTATGGCCCGCCTTGAAGAACAAATGATCATGGCCCGCCAATCTTTGGCAAGAATAGAACGCCGCCTGGATCAAGAGAAGAATTAAGAAAAGAACCCGATACATGAACACAAATTATTCACCGCATACCGGGCGTATGCGTATTTCCGGCTATGCCAGCCTGTTTGGCAGGAAAGATTTGGGCGGAGACATTGTCCGCAGGGGCGCATTTGCCGCCAGTCTTTTATCCCTGAAAGACAGCAAGCTGCCCATGTTATTTTCCCACGAAACCAAAGAGCCAATCGGGGTTTGGCACCGGATGTTTGAAGACGCGACGGGGCTATTTGTCTGCGGTGATATTTTCCTCGGCACAAAACAGGCTGACCGCACGGCCAGGCTAGTACGCTTGGGAGCGCTGGGCGGTTTGTCTATTGGCTACCGGACTGTGCGAAGCAAGGCTCTCAATCCCGGACGAGAGCTAAACGAATTAGAGCTTTGGGAGGTATCCATCGTCGCCTTCCCAATGCTGCGTGCTGCACGCATCACCCAAATCGACGCCCAAATCGACAAAAGGTTCGCTAACGAACACCAACCCTCACAAAGGAGAATAATGTGAGAAACTCCACCCCCAAAACCACCTCAAAGAAGGCAAGCAATCAAAAGGAAACCAACCAAAAGGAAACCAAAATGGTTAAATCTGCCGAAATGCGGACTGCGCAAGCCGATTTTTCCGCCACATTTGCGGCTTTTAAAAACGCTAATGATCAACGCTTGGCCGAAATTGAAGCTAAACAATCAGCAGATATTTTATTGACCGAAAAGGTTGATCGTTTAAACGCTGCACTTGATCAACAAACTGGCAAAATCGAACGCCTGGCGATTAAATCCGCCCAGCCTCATCTTGGTGAAAACGCGCAACAAAGCGAAGCCAAATCTGCGTGGTCAAGCTATATCCGCACGGGTGATACCAATGCTCTGGGTACACTTGAAGGCAAGGCACTGACCGCAGGCGTCGGTTCAGAGGGCGGCTATGTTGCACCTGCCGAGACCGAGAGCCGAATTGACCGGGCTTTGGCTGAAGCCTCACCGTTTCGTACAATTTCCACAATCCGCTCAATTGGAGCCGTAAACTTTAAAAAGCCGGTTAGTGTCGGCGGCGCCGCTTCAGGGTGGGCTGGTGAAACCAGCGCCAGACCAGAAACCACGGCTCCGCAAATGGAGCTTCTGGATTTCCCTACCGGCGAGTTATATGCCATGCCCGCCGCCACGCAAATTCTGCTGGACGACGGTGTCGCCGATGTTGACCAATGGCTGGCCGATGAAGTTCGCGATGTCTTTGCCGCCCAGGAAACCGCTGCCTTTACTATTGGCGATGGTGTCAACAAGCCAAACGGTATTTTGAACTATACGGCGGTTGCTGAAGCTTCCCATACATGGGGCAATGTCGGCTATGTGGCCACAGGTACGAACGGCGCATTTGACACTGCCGAGCCGATTGATGCACTTATTGATCTGATCTATGCGCCAAAGGCCCGCTACCGGGCAAATGCCAGCTTTATGATGAACCGGCGCACAGTCGGTGCTTTGCGCAAGTTCAAGGATGCAGATGGCAATTATATCTGGCAACCCGCAAGCGCCGCCGGGCAACCTTCATCATTGCTTGGTTATCCATTGGTCGAAGTCGAGGACATGCCTGATATTACTTTAGACAGCACTTCAATTGCCTTTGGTGATTTCAGGCGCGGCTATCTGATTGTTGACCGCCAAGGTGTGCGGGTGTTGCGTGATCCATACTCCGCCAAACCCTATGTGTTGTTCTACACAACCAAGCGTGTCGGCGGCGGCATTCAGGATTTCAACGCTATCAAAACACTAAAATTCGCGGTGAGTTAACCCTGCTCGCAAGCGAAAGCCTGTCCCCGTCCTCCCCCTTGCGGGGACAGGCACTTACAATATTCACCTCTCCAATTTCTATAAAATCAGACATACAAAACTAGTTTTCTATTTTTCGTATTCATGGAATTGCGGTGAGGAATTGGTGGTAAAAACACCATAAAAACCCGTTAAAATACCCGTTATTTTGAGAAATATTATGGCCCTTATTGACCTAGCGACCCCTGTGCTGGAGCCGATTGATCTTGCTTATGCAAAACTGTTTATGCGCGTTGACGGCACAGCCGAAGATGCTCTGATCGAAACCTTGATCAAAACTACCCGCCATCAGGTAGAAAATTCCATTGGCCGAACCTTGATCCGCCGTTCGTATATCTACCGGACATCTGTACCCCACGACCGGCGCTTGTGCCTGCCACGACCACCTTTGGTCTCGGTTTCGCGCGTCACACTGGTAGCGGAAAATGACCAGGCGATCGACATTCCCCAAGGCGACTATAGCGTAAGCACGAAAAAACAACCCGGCGAAATCCGGTTAAATTCTGGCAAAAAATGGACAGATTATCTGGCTGAATTTAGCGTGCTTGAAGTCGAATTCGAGGCTGGTTACGGCGATACGCCGGACGACATCCCCTTACCGCTCAGACAAGCCATTGTCCTGCTATTGACCCATGCTTTCGAGTTTCGCGAAACCTCCGAAGCGCCGGCCATCCCCATCATCGTCGAAGCTTTGTTGGCTCCCTATCGTGTGGTGCGGCTATGATCGGAAATTTACGCACCAGGCTTGGGGTTTATGTACCACAAACCACGCCAGACGAGCTTGGCGGTGTGCAAAGGACATGGGTTTTATACGGCCAGGTCTGGGCGCATATTAAGCCAAATACAGCGAGCGAGCGGGCCGAAAACGGTCGTGCCGCAATCATCAAAACCTACCGTATTACCATTCGCTGGCAGCGGGATTTCCCCGAACGGGCCAGGCTTTTATGGGACGAGCGTACGCTGCGGGTATTAACCGCATCTGATCCGGATAACCGTAGTGAACGTCTGCATCTGATCTGTGAGGAAGAAGAACAATGAGCGATACCAACCAGGCACAATCTCTCGCCAAATCCGTCCATGCCGCTTTGAGTACAGATATAGCTGTGCAAAGTGTATTGGGGCAAACCCCAAGACTGTATGACCACGCCCCGAAAGATCCCATCTACCCATATTTGACATATGGCCCCATGCGCAGCGAAAATATTAGCGGCGATGTTAGTCCTTTGACGGCCCATAATATGACTTTGCATTTATGGTCACGCTATGGGGGGCGGGCCGAAATCATGGACTTGACCAATGCTGTATCCGGCGTTCTGGAGAGCGGCGGCTGGCAATTGACCGAAGGGGTTCTGGTCAGTGCCAATGTGATTTTTACCGACAATTTTCGCGCCCCTGACGGGCGCACCCTGCACGGTGTTATCCGCTTTAACGCCACAACCCAACCAACATGAAGGAGGCGCCATCATGGCTGCACAACGCGGACGAGACATGCTCATCAAAATCGAAAACGACCAGAATGTATTTGTTACAGTCGCCGGGCTTCGCACCAAGAACTTTAAATTTGGAGCCAAAACTATCGACATTACCGATAGCGGCAGCGAGGACGCCTGGCGCGAACTTTTGCCGGGAGCCGGAATAAAAACGGTGGAAATTAGCGGCGAAGGCATATTCAGAGACGGCACGTCCGATGCCTTGGTGCGCGCCAGTTTCTTTGAACAAACGGCCAAAACTTACGAGATAATCATCCCGGACTTTGGCACAATTACCGGCGCATTCCTGATCACGTCCTTAAATTATGCAGGCAGTTACAGGGGTGAGGCCAATTATGAATTGGTACTCATCTCTGCTGGCAAACCCGTATTTGCGGCTCTCTAATGCCAAGGGAAACAAATGGATTTCAAAAGGGAGATGTGGTGGTCAAAATTGAAGGCCGCACATATCAACTGCGTTTGACGCTAGGCGCTTTGGCCCATATCGAGAGCCGCCTTGAGGTTAAAGGGCCACTGGAACTGGCTCAAAAAATTAGAGATTTTTCGAAAAATGACCACAGTCCAACAGAGGCACTTGCGTTGCTGGATTGTGTTTTATGCACCCAAGACCATGACGTCACCCAAGTTCTGACCACGATAAAACGGGCCAGGCCTTGCGAGTATATGCCTGCATTGGCACGTTTGTTTGAGGAGACATTTGCGGGAACGGCTTCGTGAAAGAGTGGCCATTTGATATGTGGCTTAAAACCGCAGTGCGTGGTTTTGGCTTGTCGCCCCACGAGTTTTGGCAAATGTCGGTGCGCGATTGGCTTGTCCTGATAGCAGGAGCAGGCTCCGAGGGCATTGCCCGCGAAAAGTTTGATCAATTGATGAACACTTACCCCGATAATAACAATGATGAGGACAGCCATGGATGAGACTGAAAAAGCTGGAAAAGCACTAACAGATTTCGCGGAAGGCCCGGCTAAGGACGCGGCTGATTTAGCAGCGCAAAGTTTCGAGCAAGCTGGAGATCGCATAGCCAGGGCCTTGGAGAGAGCCGCAAGAAGCGGCGAATTTTCGTTTCGCCATATGGCTGCGGCCATTTCGCGCGATTTGGCGGCTTTGACTATTCGCGAATTATTGTTGGAACCGTTAAGTGCAGGTTTGAGCAGCGGTAAACCGGGAGGAGTAGCGCCGACTACAAACCCGCTCAACATCGTCATGAATATTACGGGCGTCAATGACGCCAGCAGTTTCCAAAAATCACTTCAAAAATCTCAGGGGCAAATTTCAGCGTCTTTAGCCCGCGCCGTCGCACAAGGGCAAAAATTTATATAGGCGGTTTTTCTTCCTCCGTTTCACGGGCGAAGGAGCAGTATATAGGAACCATAAAACATGTCTTCATTTCACGATGTCAGCTTTCCGCTACCGCTTGCCTTCGGGGCCAGCGGCGGGCCGGTTCGCCAGACCGAAATCATTACCCTGGCCAGTGGCCACGAGCAACGCAATGCCGCGCAAGCGGATTCGCGGCGCAAATATGACGCCGGCGTCGGCATTAAAAGCCTGGAAGATATGCGTACTCTGATAGCATTTTTTGAAGCACGGCGCGGGCAGTTATACGGCTTTCGTTTCCGCGATCCAGTGGATCATAGCTGCGAGGGGAATATCGGTATCGGTGATGGCCAAACTACGGATTTTCAATTGACAAAAACCTATGGCGACGTCGCAGGTTCTTGGCAACGCATTATCACCAAACCCAAGCCTGCAACCCTGAACATACATCTGGGTACACAGCCAACAACTGAATTTAACATTGAGATCAACACCGGGATTGTGGTGTTCAACACGGCCCCGGCCAACGGTGTACAAATATCCGCCAGCTTTGAATTTGATGTCCCGGTGCGCTTTGATATTGCCCATCTGAATACTTCCCTGGAGGCATTCGGGGCGGGCGGCGCGGTGAATATACCGCTTATAGAAATCAAGCCCAATGCGTGAATTTTCCTCCGGCTTTCAAGCCCATATTGAACGCGAAACCACGACATTATGTTGGGTCTGGAAACTGACCCGCACGGACGGAAGTGTCCTCGGGTTTACCGACCATGACCACAATTTGGACATTGACGGCACCAGCTACCAAGCCAAGTCCGGCTTTAGCCCGTCCGATATAGATGCAAGGCTCGGTTTTGCTTTGGATAACAGCTCCGTGCAGGGGCTTCTTAGCTCTGATGTCATAACGAGTACAGATATTCGCGCCGGACTTTATGACAGTGCGCGGGTTGAAATCAGTCGCGTTAACTGGATGAACCTGAGCGAATACGGTCTTATCTGGAGTGGTCGGCTCGGAGATATTCAAATCCGCGACGGACAGTTTGAAGCCGAGCTGGTTGGCGAGGCTGCTGTGTTGGAGCGTACCACCGGACGGGTATTTGCCAAAAACTGCGATGCCAATTTTGCGGACGCTCGCTGTGGTCTGGACGCGAGCAATTATTCGCCAGGTACCACATGCCCGCGCACCTATAAAGCGTGCCAAAACCAGTTCCAAAACACCGTAAACTTTCGCGGTTTCCCTTATTTGATCGGCGAAGACGCAGCCTTCAGCGCCCCACGCGAGGCGGATAAAAAGGACGGCTCAAGCCGCTATTCCTGATGCAAAAAACCATATCCCGCCAAACCATCATCGACGAAGCCTTAAGCTGGGTCGGCACACCCTATCAGCATCAGTGTGCCGCGAAACATGCTGGCTGTGATTGCCTCGGCCTGGTGCGCGGCATTTGGCGCAAGCTTTACGGCGATGAACCTGCCAAAATACCACCTTACACGCCAAACTGGGCTGAAAGCGGTGAAGAAGAAATCCTCAAATCTGCTTGCGACCATCACCTTGATGCGGTTGCGCTTAAACATGCCAAGCCTGCCGACATATTACTGTTTCGTATGCAAGCGGGCGTGCAGGCCAAGCATATGGCTATATTGGTTGAACCTGACCTCATAGTCCACGCCTATTGGGGTCGGGCGGTGACCCGTTCATTTCTGGCGCCATTTTGGGTGCGGCGGCGCGCCTATGCCTATTCATTTCCAAATTTAGAAGACTGA